AAAACAGTTTGGTGTAGGCACTATGATGCGCATGAACGCTGCTCCACGCGGTTTTAGTTCTGGTTCACGAGTTACGCCTGACACAGTTAGTCGAAATATTCCTTATGATCCAGCTAGGGCTGCACAGTTAATGAGCTTGGGTGCTTCTGAGTCTTTGGCTATTTCAATTGCACAAGAAGAGGCAATAGGTTCTGTAGATGGTGGCAGAATGACTCTCAGTAATGCAGCAGTACAGGATAGGATAGCTGGCCGGTCTGGACCACGAACTGCAGCGCAAAGATTTCAAGGATATAGGGCTATAAGGAGTGTTCAGGATATGATTGCTGGGGGACCTTTTAGTCAACGTCCAGAACGTGGACCATCTACAGGTGC